GAGCGAAAGCAGTCACCGCGCCAGAGCTGTCGGTGTCAACCATGATCATGGAGCCGATGAACTTGTCGGTGCCATCGGTCTTCAAGGCCCAAGCCGAAGCAGTCGTCTCCACCACGAAGGTGTAGGTGGTGCCGACGTTGTTGACGGTGTTGGGGTCTTGGCCGGGGCCAGAGGTCACGGGGTTGGCCGTGGTGTTGATCGAAGGCAGGGTGATGACCAAGCTTGCGTCGTTGGTGCGAATGGTCTTGCCAGCGTAGGTTGCAACGTCAAGGGTGACGGTGTTGGTGCCGTTTGCCAAGTTGACAACGGTAGCGGGACCTTGTTGATAGAAGCCGGCCAACGAGCGAACTGGGCCTTGGAAGGTGGTTTGAGCCATGATTTTTTCCTCATGCGGTTAAGGTGCACCTGTCTGCATGACGTCGGCCCGGAGCCGTCAGATACACCGGAAATTCCGGGTTGTTCGTTTATACCATTGCGTTTAAACCGATGCAATAAAAAAAGGGGGCCGAAGCCCCCTCTTTTTTCAATCCGATGGATTAGGAACCCGAAGAGCCCCAGATACCCAATGGATCAGACCAGCCGAACGAATAACGCTCGCGGGCCTTGTAACGCACGTTGCCGGTGTCGAAGTCGCCGTCCATCGAGGTCTGCAAGGCAGAGCGCTCGAAGTGCTTCAAACCGTTAGGCACGTCCGTGGTCAAGAACCAAGCGTTGCTGTCGGTCAAGAAGTGGTTGACGGTGTAGCCGCCAGACACGGTGCCCATTTGCTTCAACGCGTTGATGTCGTTGTCAGCAGTGCCAACGCGGAGTTCGGTGTCAAGCAGACGCTTGGCGACGAACATCAACGATGGAGGGATCACCAACTTGACAGGCTTGGCTGCGATCAACAGGCCACGCTCGTCCACCCAAGCAGCGATCTGGATCGTTGCGTTTTCGAGGGAGGTTTCGTTCAAGTCAACACCGGTGGTGGGGCTGTTGTAGTTAACGCCGCCGCCGACCAGAGGGTGACCAACGCGAGTGCCGGAGCTGTTGTTACCGAACAAGGACACGCCGTCGCCGCCGAGAGCGGAGCCAGCGAAGCCGGTGTTCAGAACCGAAGCTGCCTTAACCTGCTTGGTGTAAGCCATACCGCGAGCCAAGGCCTTGGTGTAGCGGGCAGACAGACTGTCGTACAGGTTGTCTTCCACAGCTTCTTCCGTGATGGAGAAGCCCAGAGCGATGGTTTCGTGGGTGTAGCGAGCAGTGAAGGCTTCCTGCGCGTTGTCATAAGCGATGGCAGAGCCTTCGTTCTTGACAGGAGCAGCGCCAAAACCGGCCAGCTTGGTTTCTTCTTCGAACGAGCGCTCAGAGCTCTCGGTTTCGTAGATTTCCTTGTGCTCTTCGCCGTAGCGAGCGTACTCCAAGCCGAACAAAGCGTTCAAGCCGGGGAGCAATTCTTTGAGCAGTTGTGCGCGTGAAATAGCCATGGTTTAGCTCCTTAGATGCCGACGGCGTTAGTGAAGGCGTGAGCGCCGGGGTTGAATTTAACCAACACGTCAGGATAGGCATCGGACACTGGAGAAGCGAAACCGATGATCTTGAACGCGGCGGCTGCGGTTTGAACGGTGGCGTCCAAGGCGCTGTTCGAGTTGCCAGTACGGGTAGAACCGGTGCTGGTGCTCTGAACGGCGGCAAAGAACGTGTTCGCGCCCAAAGCGGCTTGGGTGGTAGAACCATCCAGCTGAGCTTGGAAAGTCACGTTGGGGTCAGTCACAACGTAGGCAGTAACCACGCCGGTGGTGCCGGAGGGGTAGTACTGGCCGTACATTTGCTGGCCTTGTGCGTTGATGTAAGAGCAGCCGACAAACACGCCGATAGCACCGACACTGTCGCCACCAAGGTTGTTGGTGGTCAGGTCTGCGCCAGTGGCAGTTGACAGAGCAATGTAACCGTCGGCACCGATGATAACGACTTGACCATAAAACAGGTTAGTCGCTTCGCCAGCGGGGTCGATCAGAAACTGCGAAGTAGCGCCGGCATAGGGCATGCCGTCGATACGGTTTACGGGGATCAGCCCGTAGGGGGTAGCGGTTGTTGCCATTTAAGGACTCCTTGTTACTTTGAACCTGAACCAAATCCACCACGACTCGTCGATGACTTGCGGTCAGCGAACAGAGGCATGCGTGGGTCATTGTTTCGCATGAAGCTGTTATCCACAGATTCCATCTGAGCTCTTGCTTGGTTGGCGTAATACTCATCACGGGCTTGGGCTCGTTCGCGTGGCATCTTGCAGAGCATGAGACCACCTAACTCGACGTTGCCTGTCTTCGCATTGCCTTCCAGCATCAGTTCTGGATGGTCTACTGCTTTCACCGGCTCCCAACCTTCGCGCATCTTGGTAGATACGTTCGTGTTTTGGGCCTCACCAAGAACGTGTGTCGCAATCCAGCGATACACCATACCGGGTTCGGGTGTCGGATCGGGCAATGCACTCGGGGGTGCGTACACATACCGAGTTGTTTTAGCGCGTGACTCAAGATCACGAGGGGTCCGGGTTGTAGTTTCAGCCATTTGATTTCTCCAATTTTGCTACTTCAGCAGCGTATTGCTGCGGGGTCAGTCCATACTTTTTTGCCAGCGCAACCTGCGTTGGTGTCAGTTGGACCTTTTTTGCGCCCGTCGAACGAGTCGCTGGGGCAACAACCGAGGTAGGTCGCTTGGAGCCATCACCGGAGTGTGGCTTAGCCTCAGTTTCACCGAAGATTTCAGGAAACGTTGACTTTACGCGAGCATCAATGCGCTCGAAATACTCATCAGAGCGAGGATCAATCCCCGAGTTCACTAATTTTTGGTGCAGCCCTAGTGCGAAGCTGGTAACTTCCTCGTACCCGTCAGAACCGAACCACCGGTTTTTTGCCTGCCAGCGAACAGTTTTGTCATCGATTTCTTGACGTGGTACTTGCGTTTGTTGAGTTTGTACATCAATCTCATCAGACTGTAAAGGGGCTGGACGAAAGTTTTTTGCGGCCTCGGCTCGCATCTTCGCTTCAGTCATGGCCTCTTGGGCTGAAACCAAAGCATCAGAGTCGCCGGACTCGTAAGCCTCTTTGTACTTCCTCTTGGCAGTCTCGAGATCGTTGTCGGCCACTTGTTTGACCGAAGCTGCGTATTGCTCAGAGCCCGTCTGCACGTACTCCTTGAGCTTTTTGTTTTCATTCGCCATGTGCTGGGCAAGGCGCTCGAGTTCCTGCTTCTCGCGAAGGAGGGCCTCTTTGGCGCGTCGCTCGTCGTGGCGGGCGTGGGTGAGCTCTTTGATGCGTTTCTGAACGCCATCAGAGTAGCTGTTAATTTCGTCGTCCGTTGGGTCTTTGACCTCACGGTTCAGGGGTTCACGACCTCGGTCTTTTTCCGGGGTGTCGTCAACAATCTCAACCTCAACGTCATTGTCGTTTTCGGCATCGACTGTCTTGTCGTTTTCCTGTTCGTCGGGGAATTTGTATCCTGACATTTTTGCTCCTTAAGCGCGGGTGTACCCACGGGGGTCTTGCACAACACATTCGATTTGGTCGTCGTTCAGAACCCTGAACTCTTTACCAAACACCTTGAAACGCGTACCGGTGTAGGTACGCACGAGCACAAAATCACCAGCTTGGCACCACGGACCCGTGGGGAACTTGGCGGTGTCTTTGTACGCATCTGGGCCGACCCGCATCACAAACAACACGGTGGTTGCATGCTCTTCGGCTCGCATGGTTGCAGCATCTCGAACGAGGTCGAGGGATGTTCCGGCAATCTTTTCATCTATCTCCGGGACAATGCACAACAGCTTGTAGCCTGTTGGGATTGGCAAGGAAGATGCCTTGGACTCGTCATCCGCACTCTCGTCTGGGGCGTCGATTGGTTGGATGTGCTTTGGCAGGCTAATGCCCGGTGGCAGAATGATTTCACTCATCTGATTGCTCTACTTTCAAAAAACACCGCAAACTGTGCGGCGAACAGTCCGCCTTTCGGCGGAAAATCTTTCACTCTTCGTCCGATTCGACTTTCCTGACGAGGTCCAAGATGTAGCGCTCTGCGATTGCCAACCCTTGGATCAGGCCGCAAAGCTGTTTGTAGGCCGAGAAGTCTTGACACGCCCCAGTGGCGACGTCGTCGGCATAGTTGTTCATGTCCTCCCGGATTTTTTGCTGGAGGACTCGGGCAAAGGATTCGATGTCAGAGCTCATTGGATGCCTTTCTGCGCGTTGTTCATTGCCATTGCTTGAGCGATTTCCGTCTTGTCCGCCTTGTCAGCGGCTTCCACGGCAATTCGCATCTTCTCCAGCTCGGTGCGATCGACTTTGTCTGCGGCATCGACTGCCAAACGCTGCTCTTCGATGGCGATCTTCTTGTTGCCCTGCTCGATCTTTGCCTGCGTCTCGGCATCCTTGCGGGCTTGTTCCTGCATCTGCATCTGGATGACTGGGTCCTGAGCCTGTTGCTGGGCCTGCTCCTGAGCAGCCATGCCTTGGCTCTGCTGGAGAACCTGCTTGGCGGCCTGAGCCATCATCTCGGACAAGGCGAGCTCGATCTGTGGTGGCAGCTGTTCGCCCTCTGGAGGCAAAGGCATGCCCAACTGTTGCTCGATCTTCTGGCGGTAGGCAAAGCCAACGTGCTCAGAGATGTGGGCCATGGCTGCAGCCTGAATGGCTTGGGCGCGTGGGTTTTGACCCACCAGCTGCATGATCATCGGGTCTTGCATGGCCGACATGTGCACCTGAATGTGTGCTTCATGGTCCTGATACTGGAACGCCTTTACGGGTTTGCCCTTAAGTAGGTTCTGGTTTTCAGTGACCGGATCGGTTGGCTTCTGGTCTTCTTCCAGAGGAACCAGCTTTTCTGCGTTCTTGATGCCAACACATCCAACATACCCCGGTGAAGCTGGGGCAGGTCGTAGATGTCCGGGGCCATTTGGGCCAACTGAATGACAGCTTGGTACTGGACGACGCGCTGAGACAGGGTTGCTGCATTGGGATCGCTGACGGGCAGGATGTCCACATGGCGGTAGTCGCTGCGTTTGGCGCGTGGGCCTTCTTCGCCGTCCGGCTCGTAGGTGTACTCCTCGTCGGTGTAGTCGCGGATGATGGCGGCCAGCAGCTGGAGTTCTTGTTTCAGGGTGAAGTGCACACGGGCTTGGACTGCCGTCATGACCTTCAGCTGACGCTCGAGCAATGCGAGGGTCGAGCCCACGGGAGCGTTGGCACCCATGTCGCTGACTTTCATGTCGGCCGTGGCGGCGAAGCGGCGGCCTTCTTCAACGATGCTGCCCAGCAGCGTCATCAGAACCTGACTGGGTTCCTTGTAAGGCAGGGGCAAGATGTTGTCGCGGATTGTGCCGGAGCCGACATCCACGTCACGGAACTCGCCGGGAGCGATCGGGGTGTCATCACCCTTGATGCGCAGACCACGGGACTTCAAACCACCGGGAAGGTTGGACAGGGTGCCTGCGTCGATCAGTTGACGCATCAGGCTGGTGGCCGAGTTGGCAAAGCCGCCGATCAGGTGGAACAGGCCAAAGCCGTAGGCACCGAAGCCGGGGATGTACTGGTAGTGGACGAAGTGCTGACGCTTGAGGTGCAGGGTGTCGTCTTCGTTCCAGTTGCGGCGGATAGCCAAAACGGTGTTTGTGCCACGGATGAAGGTCACCACGTAAGGCAAGGCGATGCCGGTCAGCTCGCCGTCTTCATCTTTGTCGGCCAGAGGATCGTCTTTAATGACCAGCTTGACATGGCTCTCGAGCAGGGTGAAGCGCTCGTCGTTCAGGTCGGCAAAGCCGGTTTCCTTGTCTTTGGCCTTGTTGATCTCGTCGATGGCGCGGTCTGGATCACCCAGTTCCACGTCCATGTAGAAGCCGGCCTGTTGGAGCTCGCGAATCTCGTTCTTGGTCTTGCGCATCACATGGGTGACGCGGTAGCAGCTCTGGATGTCGGAGGTGCCGTAGGGCAGGAGGATGTCTTCTGCGGGGATGAAGATGGAGGTCTGCCGGCCGATGCTGGGGTCGAAGTAGACCTTCTTGAAGGCCGAGCCGGTAGCAGGCAGGCTCCAGAGCATACGCTCATGCTCAGGGCGAAACTCTTGCATGACCTCGGTCAGCTGGAAGTTCATGTCATCTTGGACACGCTGGGCTGCCTCTTTCTTGACCGGGGTCTCTTTGCCGACGATTTTGGTACGGACTGGACCGGCCGCAGGGAAGGTTTCGGTGATGGTTTCCGACTGGAAACGCACCACAGCCTCGGTGATCATGGGGTGGAACACGCCGGATGCGCCATCCCAAGGCTCTGTACGCTCCTCAATCTGCAGGCCCAAGAGCTTCAAGCCGGTGACGTAGGCTTTTTCCCAATCCTTGCGGGAGTTCTTGTCATTTTCGATGTCGCTGTCCAAGTCGGAGACCATGGACGACACAGCGCTGTCGGGGAGAAATTCAGCAAGGTTGGCGTCGAAATCATCGATGCTGGGCTCTGCGGGTCGGATGCTGAGCTCCAAACCACCCATGTCAATGTTGACCTCTTCGGGGTTGATGATCTCGATCTCGATGGGTTCTTCTGCCGCTGCAGCGAGGCCCATGGGTTGCTGATACAGCGCTTTGTCAATGTTGGTTGCCATGTTTACACCTTAGTAATAGGCCGCTTTACGGCGGCGGAGGGTTGGCTGGTCTTCTTCGTCGCTCTCGAGACTGATGAAGCCACCGCGCCTGAATCTGAGCAATGCTTGGCTTGTTGAGTCAACAAGGTCGTCGTGATCGCCGTTGGGGAAAGCTGCAAGCTCTTCCATCAGCTCATCCGCCCACCTTGTATCCGGGCACCAGACCACCCCAGAGGCAAAGAGATCGGAGATCGCGTTTACACGGGCAATCTTATCGCTTCCTTTGCCCGGTGTGTACTCCGATAACGGGACTCCGATCTGCCGGAGTTCATAGATCAGGGGTGCGCCGGCGGCCTTCTTTTCCACCACGAGGGTGTCGGGCTGCCACTCTTGGTAGAGCTCGAGGGCCTTTTGCTTCAGTTCGGGGAACTCCATACGGGCTTTGAACGAGTCAAGGCAGATGATGTTGGGTTTCATCTCGCCTCTTTCGTTGGGGTGGTCGAAGACACCCCACGTCGTGCAAGCAGAATAGTCGGCGCGATTCGATTTTTCGAAGGCCGTGTCCCAGCTTTGGATCACATACTCACACGCAGGAGCCATGTCCGACTCCCAAATCCGCCAGCTGTCGCGCTTGATGATCGCGTTTCCCTCGGATGTGGGGTTCTGTTGGTACTGCGCTTCCCACTTGGCGACAGGAATTTCAGCCTTGATGGCCTCGAGTTCTTCCTTCTTCCAAAAACCGGGCCACAACGGGGTACCAGACGGCAAAAGAGCGGGGAATTCTATGACTTCCCAGTCGTTGACGCCGTCTTTCTCGGAATTCTTCAGGATTTGGCCGGTCAAGTCCCTCTTGGACCACCGGGTCATCACAATGATGATCGCGCCTCCGGGCTGAAGACGCTGACGAGGGCCGGATGTGTACCACTCATACACGCTGTCATAGACTGCCGGGTTGCCTTGCTTGGCCTCTTGCTCAGAATGCGGGTCATCGATGATCAAAAGGTCGGCACCCTTACCGGTTACCGCACCACCAACACCGATAGCGAAGTAGTCACCACCCTTGTCCGTGTTCCACCGACCGGCTGCCTTGGAGTCAGAGGACAGCTTCGTATCAAAAACACGGGAGAAAGCCTCAGAGGAGACCAAGTTCCTCACCTTACGGCCAAAACCCACAGCGAGTTCTGCGGTGTGAGCAGTCTGGATGATCTTCTTCTCAGGGAACCTGCCCAGAAACCAAGCAGGCAACAGGTAGGAAGCAAACTCGGACTTGGTGTGACGAGGAGGCATGTTGATGATCAACCGCTTCAACTCCCCCTTGGCGACGCGTTCAAACGCGCTCGCCATGATCTGGTGGTGTTTACCGGAAATGAACCCCGGCCACATGTGCGATGCAAAGTAAATGAACGACTCTTTGCACTTCTCGATCCTGTCGTACTCCAACAACATCATGATCTTGGCACGTTCAAGATCATCCACCAACGGGATCAGCTCCCGGTACTTCTCCACCTCTTCACGAGTCATCATAGAGAAGCTACCCCCTTCACACTGCGGTCAATCAGTTTGATCGAGTTGAACTTGTACGGCTTCACCACCAGCAATCCCTCATCCTTCAGGATGTGCACCACACGGTGAATGTTGGACTTGCTCTTCAAACCCAACCCGCGAGCAATTACCGCATACGACGGAGCAACTCCGTGTAAACGTACATAAGCCTTAATGAAGTCCAAAACCAACTGATGACTCGCGTTCATCGCATCCTCCGTTTAAACAAGTTTACACCCAATCAGAACGTTCGCAAGGGTGTTTCAAAAAATAT